TGCTTTGGAAGCATGGCATGGGGATTTTTGTTGGCTGGCGCTATCTTCTTTCCAATAGGAATACTCCACGGGTTTTACTTGTGGTTTCATTGATGATATGATTTTGCGAAACACGGCTAGGAATGGATTGATCCCCGTTCCGAAAAGAGTTAACCCTTCTCCTGCCGATTGTTTCCTTTTAAGGGTGTTTTAAAAAGCGGCAATCATGCATTATTTTCAATTTCATATTGGCGACTACGCCAGTCATACGCGCCACCTTTCTCACATGGAAGATTTGGCTTATCGAAGGTTATTAGACTTTTATTACCTTCACGAAAATCCAATTAAACATCACGATATAGCCCGTCAAATAGGCATGAGGGATCAAGAACAGGATGTTTTAACTGTCCTAAATGAGTTCTTTTTGTCCACACCAAATGGTTTTGTTAGCCCAAGAGCCGACAAGGAAATACAGCATTTTCATTCGAAGGTTGAGCAAGCATCCAAGGCCGGCAAAGCGTCTGCTGAACGGAGGCTTAACGGGCGTTCAACGGACGTTCAACCAACCAATAACCATAAACCATTAACCATTAACCAAGAACCAAGTAAGAAAGCAACTGTCGTTGCATGCCCTGACGGGCTTGATGTTTCTGTTTGGCAGGATTGGTTAAAGATTCGTAAATCAAAGAAAGCACCATTGACTGAAACGTCATGGAAACTGTTTGTCAAAGAATGCGACAAAGCAGGTTGGACTATTGATGCAGCAGTGAAGGAATGTTGTTTGAGAAACTGGGCATCATTTAAAGCTGAATGGATGAAAGAAAAACAGACTCATACTGAGCGACTATCCACCACCATGTCTGTACTGACAAACGGCCTTACAACACCAAAGAAACCATTCTGGCAAACCGAGGAGACTAGCGATGTCAAACGAATTTTGTGATGCTAACCAAGGCTTTGATTACATCTTCGGACGTATGAATGCCATTTATGGAAACGACTTTGCGAGGAAGTGGGACGGCATAGACGCTAACCTGATCCGCACAGAGTGGATAGGAACTCTGGGTCGCTTTCTGACCTACCGACCAATGATGGACTATGCCCTGTCGCATCTTGATCCTGCCAGACCACCTTCAAGCCTACAGTTCCGCAAGATTTGTCAGGATGGTCCAAGCATACCTTCAAGGGAGCCTCTAGCCCAGATTGAGCATAAGGTTCCAGCCTACAGCGAGGAAGCCAAAAGGGAAGCTTTAGCCAAGCTTGCTCAACTACGTAAACAACTCACAGGTGAAGCATGACCAAAGATAGAGCGCATGAAATACTTGATAATTACAAATCAAGTTCATTAATCAATATCAGACAAGCTTTGATAGCCACTGGCGACCTAAATGTTCAAGAAGACCCGACAAGACCTAGTAGAGCATTACGCAAAGATGGCCTTGAATCCTGCTACGTTAGATCACGCGAGATTGAGGGTGCAGCAATTGGAGAAAGATTTAACTGGACTTTGGACTGGCATCGGAAAAGAAATCGCAGCGAGGATTAAGGAACTAAAAAATGAGCATTAGCATTTGTTTTTACGTTGACACTACCCCAGTTCCTAAAGGCCGGCCTAGGTTTAGGAGTATGGGAAAGTTTGTCAGCACCTACACCGACAGCAAGACCAGAGGATTTGAAGCATTGATCGCAGAACAGGCTAAAGATGCTATGGGCGACATGGAGCCACTAGAAACGCCTTTAACCGTGTTTTTGCACTTCACGCTACCTATCCCTGCATCGGCCTCCAAAAAGGTCAAGGAAGCCCTTTTAAACGCTCCACACACCAAAAAACCGGACATAGATAATCTTTGTAAGTCGGTACTTGATGGAATGGCAGGAATTATCTTTAAAAACGATGGACAAATTGCATCGTTACATGCAACAAAAAAGTATGGAAATGTCGGGTTTATCAATGTGCTGGTGAAAGAAGAGAATGACTAGGTGGGAAGACATTGGTTACAAAAAGGAAAGCTTCTATGAGCGCCACATCAAAAAGCCAGACTGGTGGTGGGTAGGTTTTGTAGGACCAAGAAAGCCTTGGGGCGGTAAGCGTAAAGGAGCGGGAAAGAAAGCAATTCCTAAACCTTTTGTGGAGGGATTGACAATAGTCGTGAAGCTTAATAGGATACAACAACTATCCCTTCAAGAGATGGGTGGTGGTGACCTAAACAAAGGCATCGAAGCATTGGTAAACCAATATTTGTAAAGGAAACGTATGAAAATCATTACATCATTTGTAAGGCCCCCAATTCCAATTAAAGATTTTGATTGGCAAGCAGTAACTGATAACTATGAGCCGGGCGATCCTATGGGAGTGGGTGCAACAGAAGAGCAAGCTATTGCTGATTTAATGGAAAAATTAGAGGGGTAAACATGACTTACATATCCGACCTTGCTATCCTTTTTGGACAAATAGCTTTGGCAGTCTTCATCTATTACTTTTGGAGGCACTATGCGTAAACCAATTGGCTTATCAATTCCCATGCAAATCACTATGGAAGAGGAAGAAGCCTTCAACGAGATAGAACGTAGAAGCAAAGTAAAGCAGGAAATCATAAATAACCCAACTAAAGAGGCAAGGCTAATAGCAGAGGTCACCGTGCTAACTGAGATGGTCCGTGTCCTATCCGACAGAGTAGCTGAACTGGAGAAAAAGCAATGAAATGGGAATTATTAAAACTTGCATATATTGTTGGAATAGCAATCGGTGGTTGTACTGCAAGTGGATACCCGCCATTTGATCCATCAATATGGCTAATGATGTTTTGTATAGGTGGATTAATGCAAATGATAAAAATGGAGCAAAGCAATGACTGACGAAGAAGCAATGAAATGCATAGACTACATAAGAGACAACGCACCTAAGTTTGCAGAGGCAGAGTCCAACGTGGTGTACATAGAAAACTATTTGAAATCTTTGAAATCAGAACTGATGGCAGAAGAGACAGGTACGCTAGGCGCAAAGGAAGCATTTGCGTATTCACATGCACGATATATTGAACAACTTCAAGGACTTAGAGAGGCTGTTGCTATCAAGACAGAGATCAAGTGGCGCATGGAAGCAGCCAAGCTGAAGTTTGAGTTTTGGAAGACTCAGCAATTCAACAATAGAGTAGAAGCGAGGGCTATGTCGTGACACAAGATGAAATCATTGAGATGGCTAGACAGGCTTCGGCAGGAAATGATGACAGAAATGTATTTTTTGATTTTGTAATTGAAGAATTGATTGCTTTTGCCAAACTGGTAGCAGAGAAAGAGCGTGAAGCGTGTGCAAAGGTTTGTGACGACATTCATGCTGAGTGCGAAGCCAAAGATTCATTTTCATCGTATGCAGAAGCAATCAGAGCAAGAGGTGAAGCATGACACACCAAGAGATTAAAGAGTTAGCAGGTCACAGGGCTGTATCACCTTGGGTAATGAAGCTGGTGGGTGATGCTGTTGCAAAAGAGCGTGAAGAGTGTGCAAACATAGTAGAAGAAAACGCTAACAAATGTGGCGTAGATACTATTGCATGGATGATTCTTGCCAGTAATGCAGAAGCAATCAGAGCAAGGGGACAAGCATGACACCTTTAATTCGTGAAACTATAAAAATGGCTTTTGATGGTGGTATAGACCCTACTGAAATTCAATGGTTTGATTTGTCTGGTTATGTTGACGATAGAAGCCATGCTGTTACTGAACCATTGATGAAATACCGACCGCCTTTTGAAAAAAATATTGTGGTTTGGCGTGGGAAAACAAAAAGCCATGTTTCTTATGACACCATTTTTATGGTGGTTGGTACTGACCCTGAAGAAGGCATTGTTATTTCAACATGGAAAGGCGTGACGGGAAAAATGCCAACCAAATTTCCGCCAATGGTTTATTTAATTGAGGGCGCTATGTTGCGTTACGGCTCTGTTAATGACAACGAAGAAATATCAAAAGAAATGGCTGAAACATTGCTGGGTTTTTGTGGTAATTGGTTGGAATCTTTGTCTCAGTTAACACAATCGTACAAGCCAAATGCCAAACCTACATTTACAAATCAAAGAAAAATTAAAGAAGGCAAGATGCCCACCTACGATTGGACTACTGTAATTGTAGAAGCCTCCAATCTTAAAAATGAACATCAAGGAGGTACGCACGCAAGCCCTAGATTGCATGACCGCAGGGGTCATTTAAGGCGGTTAAAGACGGGTAAAACTTGTTGGGTTAAGGCGCACAAAGTTGGTGACATAACTAAAGGTGCTGTGTTTCACGATTATGCAATCAGAGCAAGGGGACAAGCATGACTGAAGAAGATGATGACATTCAAGCCTATGTAAAGCCTTGGGTTGGGCTTACGGATGACGAAATAAATAAGTTTGCCGACATGCTTGACGATGATTATCGTTTTGCTGTTTTTAAAAAAATAGAACAATTACTAAAGGATAAGAACACATGAGTGGACTGCAATACTTCTTTTTAGGAACAATCTTTGGCCTCATCATGCCAATACTTATGGTCGCTGTGCAGATAGCAATCAAGTGGGTGGAAACATATGTACCGCGATGATGACCTGCTGAAACTAGCGCAGGGGGCTGAATGCCTCCTTAAATGCCATCCATACTGCATGGGTGACGAAGGCTCCACAACGGTGGCAGCGCACAGCAATCAATTGATACATGGCAAAGGCCGTGGATTGAAGGCTGACGACTGTATGAGCGTGTGGGCGTGTAATCGTTGCCATGACTGGTTGGACACTGGCGGTGAGATGACAAAAAGACAAAAGGCCAAGATTTTTGATGAGGGGTGGTATCGTCAAGTAAGCGAATGGCACAAGATCGCAGATAATCACACCATAAAGCCTTGGCGCAAAGAAGCAGCCGAGCGCGTACTTAAACATATCGGAGCCCCACGATGAATGAAGCAGCCGAATTCCTATTGACCATGCTACATGCAGCCACTAATACTCACCTACTACACTGGACAACAAAGAGTTTCCCCCAGCATGAAGCTTTGGGTAAGTTTTACACCAAGCTACCAGAATTGGTAGACAAACTGGCAGAGAGCATGATGGGTAAGTACGACACAACACCCACATTCCCTGTGACGTACCATGCACCAGACAAGACAGCCAAAGAAGAACTTGAAGCCCTGAAAGATTACGTGGAAGAAGAAAGAAAAAGCCTACCGCAGGACTCTGAAATACAAAACCTTGTAGACGAAATAGCTTCCTTAATAAACGAAACATTATTTTTGCTAAAATTTGAATAACTTTTCCTAGAAGTTTTAGACCACCGTAAAAAAGTGGTCTTTTTTTCTCCAGCAGCAAATCCCTAAACAAAACCTAAAAAATAAGAGGGTCAAAGTTTTTAAGGGGGGGGCCTTTTCCTAAGCAAAAAATAGCATCAAACTGCCGTTTTTTTAGGCGGGTATAGGGTAAAAGTACTACACGGGAAACCCAAATAAGAATCATTCGCGTTTATCTAATAGGAATCATTCTCATTACCAAATTAAAACGCAAAAAACGCATAAAACGCCCGTCACAACGTCAACGCCACAACCCTATATATACCTATACCAAATTATAAAAACCCCGTAAAACGCCATTAAATGGCTTTAAACACACACGGCAGCAGCCAGCACAGCCAGCAGCAGCCACCCAGTGGCACAGCAGCCAATAAACACACGCGCAAGCTACCGCATGGGACACGGTCCCAGCAACCCAGCCAGCTACAGCAGCCAGCAGCGGCAGCACACAGCGCCACCCAGCACACGCGCCACACAGCGGCAGCCATGCGGCAGCACAAAGCCAGCAGCAGACAGCAGCCATGCGGCAGCCAGCCAGCTACACAGCCAGCCAGCAGACAAAAAAAAGCCAGCGCGAAGCTGGCAGCTAATTAATACCCTTTATGTCGCAAAATTACACGCACAGCAGCTAAACGCTGTGTCTCTGCTGGTGTGTTTAAATATTGCAGCATAGACAGTGCGCGTCTGATAGCTATCAATTCCCAGCGTGGCAGATCGCCCACAATGTCTCTCGCTTGATATAACGTCATTTTTTGCCCCTTAGTGCATTGCAATTGCAATTGTTTTAAATTTCATTTGTGGCAGCCCACACGCATGCCCAGCCCCAGTACATGTGCCGCATGAGCCGGGACACGGGAAAATTTTCACATGTGGCATTGCAGCGCGAAGCTTTGCGTTTATCTCTGCTGTGCCGTGCTGGCTGGCTTTTACTTTTTGGCCTATGCTCACAGCTATAAATTCGCCCCTAGTAATAGGCAGACATTTAACATGGTCCACCATGGCGGCACTGGCATTGTGTCCGCTGCTAATGTTTAGCATGTAATTTGTGGGCCAAATGTGGCCCGCTGTGTCATATCCCAGCAGCAGCGCAAAGCTTTTACTGTACCCATAGGCACGGACCGTAGGCTGCAATTTAATATGTGTCATCCAAAAATGTAAATCGCCCACACTAGAAAAATCACCGTCAACGTATAGGCGAAAATCGAAGCCACTGGGGCTGCTGTCTGCCAGATTATCAAAGGCCGAGCTGATAGCGTACCGATTAAAACGCATAAGCCATGCATTCTGTGCCATACGCGCAAATGCTGCCGGATAACGCCACGCACGATAGCTGTAGCAAAAATTGATACATTCCCCAGCACCGGGGCATGTAACGCCCGGCAGTGTAGAAAACGACACAAAGGGAAGCTTAGAATTTCCACCTAGTGCAAAAATTGAAAATCTAGGGTTTCCGTCTGCAAATGTATTAGCCAGCTTTGCAAATGATGACTGCCAGCCAGTGCCCGCAAAATCGCTGTCAATTTGCAATTGATAAAGGGCCTTAGATATTGATTGTGTGTCGCCCGTCTGTATACACTCTGCCAGAACTGCCAGCTTTGAAAATTTAGGCGCGTTTTTAAATACTTTGCTTTGCATGTTTATCCCCTTATTTAATATTAATAATTTGCATGTGATCGCGCAAAAATTGCACTGGGTTTCCCATGCCAGCATCAAAGGCAGCGCGTATATTTAGCTTGCTAGCTAGATCACTGCCGCTGTGTTTTCCCAGCCACCCAGTGCCGAGCCAGCCACCGTGTGGCATTTTTTCTAGGGTTATCTGGTTTTCTCCCCATGTAAGCTGTATAAATGTGCTGCCAGCTTTGACAGCTTTTTTGATAGCTGCAGACAATGTGACAATGCTTGGTTTTTTTGTGTATTCAATTTGGACCATGTGAAACCCTTTAGGCTGTAAGCCAGATAATTAATAAAGTAATAAACCCAAAAACATAGATCACTAGATCAAATAATGGTGTTTTCATGTTTAGCCCTTTAGCATGCGTGTGCATGCGTTGTCATAAATAACCCGTGCGTTGTCTGTCAACGTGTCAACGGAAAGATTAGGCGCTGGCTTAAAGTAATGCATAAGCTTACAAAGCCGCGCATATTCGCGGGACCATTGGCCCGCATGGCAGTGAGATAAAGCTAAAAAATAAGCTTCGCAAATGTCGAATCGATCAAAATACATATGTGCCCCTTTAATAATCTTCGCCCGCACGGGCTGGCTGTGCCCCCAAAAATTGGGGATTAATTGGCGCGTTGTGTTGCCATGCGCGGCCTTTTACATCGCCCTCAGCCAGCCGCTGTGTCAGTGTGGCTAAACCCTTAAATAAAGCCAGTGCCCGCACACGCCTATAAGACGGCCCATATTGAATGCCATACCAGCCGTGCGGCTCTACTGCTACTGTTATTGGCTTTCCACCTTTAACAGCCAGCCACGCGCTGGCATAAGACTCAGCTAAACAGTGTTTTTCGATATCATTCATTTTTAGCCCCTTATGCTTTGCTAGATTTTGCTGAGAGATATCCCACGCGTGTCGTCACTGTGTAGGCTGTAATTTCCTCTGCTGTCAACACAATGTTTTTATCAGCGAGTACTTTTTTGTAATCCACTGCTGTGCTGGCTGCCGTGTAGAAAATAGACGTTTTCCACACAGTGCCCGCATATGTGCCGATACCGTTGTTTTTTAACTCTGCTGCAATAGCTTCTTTTTGTGTAGTTAAGCGCTTTATCTCTGCTGTAATCGCGCCTAATTCATCGGACATGGCTGCAATTGACGGTGTGAGAATAAGTGTTGTCATTTTGATTTCCCTTTGTGTTTACGTTGACCTAGATAGACTGCCTACCTAGTGCCTATAATTTAACGCCTATACAGCCTAAAGACTATACGGGCAAACCCTTAGATATAGATAATTAAATTAATCGATATAAAAATCTTGATAGGTATAGTCAATCAAGATATACACAGTAGGGAAAAAGAAAAAGAAAAACCCCGAGGCTGTGTGTGCTGTACGTGTAGGGTAAATAAAGGCAGCAGAGAGCCAGTGCATGGGATAACAGAATCAGCCTACAGCCCGCGCAAATAAAGGGAAACCCCGAGGCTGTGTGTCACTTATACACATAGGCAGATATAAAGGCAGACACATAAGGGCTAATCTGTAAAACCCTGAAAATGATAGGGCCCTCACTGGGAGAAAAAAGCACGACCGTTCTATTCTAAAAAAAGCACGACCGTTCTATTTTGTAACGCA